ATACATTTAATAAGGTTTGCAACATTATAGAAAATAACGATGTTTTGCGTAAACAAGTAGTTTTAGTACGCGGCCGAGTGGGTTATCGCGGAAACGGTAAGCAACACCTAGATTTAAAAAATGGCGCAAAATATGAGGTGTGCGCGGCTACGGCCGATGGCACCCGAGGCAAGTCGGCTAATTTATTATTTATAGACGAATTGGCATCTATTACCCCGGAAGCGTGGGCCTCGGCTAAACCGGTAACTATTGCAAAACCCGGAAGTCAAATTTATGTAGCTAGCAACGCCGGCCATGCCTATAGTTTAGTTTTGAACGATTTACGCGATAGGGCCTTAACTAATCCATCGCCTACTCTCGGGTGGTATGAATACTCGGCCGCTCAACATTGTAAACCTACAGATCGTAAAGGTTGGCAAGCCGCTAACCCGGCTTTAGGTATAACCATAACCGAGTCGGGAATTGAGTCCGCTTTATCGACTATGAAAACCGAAGATTTTTTGCGGGAACATTTATGTATGTGGGTTTCTAGTTTAACTTCACCGTGGCCGATGGGTTCATGGGAATCTTGCGCGGATATTACTTTAAACCTACCAATCGGGCCGACTACCTATTTTGCTTTTGATGTTGCTCAATCTAGGCGCTCGGCATCGTTAGTAGCCGGGCAATTAACACCCGAGGGAAAAATTGGAGTTGGTTTAGTAGATTTTTGGACTTCGGATACGGTTATAGATGAATTAGCGGTAGCGGCAAAAATTAACGAATGGGCAATTAAATACCGGCCGCAATTTATAGCCTTCGATCATTACTCTACAGCTTCTATAGCCGCAAGATTAACGGCCAGTAATCAAAGGCTTATAGATGTTTCGGGTACCGCATTTTGGCAAGCATCGGGAGATTTACTAGATGCCATTGTAAGCGGGCGCGTTGTGCATCAAGGCCAGAAATTACTCGATGACCAAATGGCCGCGTGTGCGGCAAAAACTCGGGATGGGGCTTGGCGTTTAGTCAGAAGGGCAAGCGCCGGCGATATTTCGGGGCCAATCGCTTTAGCGATGATAGTTCACAAAATGCAAGAGCCGGTTTCAATACCTGCAATTTTGGCGGTGTAGACACGCCTATTTGTCTGTTTTAAACATTATGTCGTTATTGGGTGGTATAGGGCTATTATCCCACTATGGGGTTATTGTCGCGTTTGCGGTTAGTAGATGAAGCGCCGGCAAAATTAGAAGCGCAATACGCACCGGCGGTAATGGATTTACCTTTCACTAATAATTATTGGAACACTACCGGTTTAAATTATGGCGGCGGTATTGACCGCGTTAGTGCTATGCAGATACCAAGTGTAACTAGATGCCGTAATTTATTATCCGGAGTTTTGGCCGCTTTACCTCTCGAATTGTATAATGAAAAAACCGGAGTGGAATTAGATGCACCCGTATGGTTAAACCAACCGGATATAAGGCAACCGCGCGCGGTTACTATAGCTTGGACTATTGATTCATTATTATTTTACGGTTGCGCTTATTGGTTTGTAACCGAAGTAGAAGCATCGACCGGCAGACCTTCACGATTTGAATGGGTGCAAAATACAAGAGTCTCACCAACTTTAGATGCTACCGGCCATGAAGTTTTATATTATACATTGAACGGAAAAAAATTACCGATGAGTGGTGTTGGTAGTTTAATTACATTCCAAGGATTAACGCAAGGAATTTTATCTACCGGCGCGCGCACCTTGCAAGCGGCTCTCGATTTAGAAAAAGCGGCATCCGTGGCCGCAAGTACACCCATGCCGTCGGGGTATATTTCAAATTCGGGAGCTGACTTGCCAGAAGGTCAAGTACAAGGTTTATTAGCGGCTTGGAAAAGCGCGCGTAATTCTAGATCGACGGCTTTTTTAACTTCTACTTTAAGTTTTACGCCTACTAATTTTTCTCCTAAAGAAATGTTATATGTAGAAGGAATCCAAAATAGTGCGTTGCAAGTGGCAAGGTTATGTAATATCCCGGCATTTTATTTAAGTGCAGAAGTACAAGGTAATTCAATGACATATCAAAATATTATAGATGGCCGGCGCGATTTAGTAGCTCTAAGTTTGCAACCTTTTATTTCTTGCGTGGAATCTAGGTTATCAATGGATGATTTAACACCCCGCGGTAATTGCGTAAAAATGGCGGTCGATGAAACATTTTTAAGAAGTGATGCACTCACTCGTTTGAATGTTATTGAAAAAATGATAAATTTGAATTTAATTACAGTAGAACAAGCGCAAGCGATGGAGCAATTAACACCAATGGGCATAGGAGAGGGATATGAAACTAACATTCTCTAGCGTAGTCGAGGCGGCAGACACCGAACGGCGAATAATTGCCGGTGTGGTACTTCCTTGGCAACAAATTGGGGCTACAAGTGTTGGGCCGGTAATGTTTGAAAAAGGCTCGGTTAGCATAGATGAATCGGCTAAAATAAAATTATTACTGCAACACCAACCAAATGCAATTCTCGGCCGCGCTCAATCTTTAGTTACTACCGATGATAACATTTACGGCACCTTTAAAATTAGTGCTTCTACCGCCGGCACCGATGCGTTATTGATGGCATCGGAATTATTGTACGGGGGTTTAAGTGTTGGCGTGGAAGTACAAAAATCAGAACCTAGAGATGGTTATCTTTTAGTTAAAGCCGCTAAATTAATGGAAGTGTCATTAGTAGAAACCCCGGCATTTGAAAATGCTCAAATCAAAAGAATTGCCGCAAGCGTTAGCGAAACGGTAGAAACACCAAACCAACCAACTAAAGAAAGTGAGGCTATCGTGAGTGATACTCCCGTAGTCGCAACACCCGAGGTAGAAACCGCTCCCGTGGTCGAAGCCTCGCGACCAATTACAGCTAGTACATATAATCCTCTTAATTCTCAAACCGTTAGACACGGCATAACTTCCATTGGTCGTTATACCGAACACCGCATTAAAGCGGCGTTAGGTAATGAAACTTCCGCTCTATGGGTTAAAGCAAGTGAGGACCCAATGGTAGTTAGAGCGGCCGCCGATTCGATCGGAAGCACAAACCCCGCATTCAATCCCGTGATTTATATGAACGAATTTATTAGTAATAATAATTTTGCTACCCCGGCTATTGATGCTTGTTCTCGCGGGGTTCTCCCAACTCAGGGCATGACCTTTTCGATTCCTAAGCTGACTACCGCGCCCGTAGTGGCAACGGTGGCAGAATCAGGCACACCGGGCGAAACCGGAATGGTAACGGCCTATTTGACCGGAACCGTAACCAAGTCGGCCGGCGCGCAAACGGTAACGGTCGAGCTTTTAGATCGTTCCAGCGATAACCCTGCATTTTACGATGAACTAACGCAACAAATGGAACGCGCGATGCTAATGGCGCAAGATAAATTAATGCTTGCGGCTTTAATCGCCGGCGGTACTACATCTACTGTAACAAGCGCCGCAACTTCGGCCGGTATTATTTCTTTTGTATCGACTCAAGCACCTATCGTTTATACCGGCACTTCATATTTTGCCCGTAACTACTTAGCTAATGGCGCACAATGGGGATTAATTCTCGGAGCAACAGATAGCACCGGTAGAGTTATTTATAATGCTTCTCAACCAATGAACGCTAACGGTGTAGCATCGGTATCCTCGGTTCAAGGTAATGTTTTGGGTCTTTCGCTTTATGTTAGCCCAAACTTCACCGCTACTACTGTTGCCGATAATTCTGCATTTATTATCGCACCGGAAGCCGCTACATTTTATTCTTCACCATCTACTTATTTTTCGGTGAATGTTATGTCCTCAATGAGTGTCAATATGGCCATTTATGGTTATTCTTGCCCGCTTGTTAAACAAGCCGCCGGAGTTAGAATTTTTGACCTCACCTAATAAAAACTAAGCCACTTGCAGGGTTTAGGAGGCCCTGACCCTGCAAGTCTTATTTTAAGGAGTTAAAAAAGTGCCGGCAACATATACGACCGAAGCCGAATTGCGAAGTTCAATGGGAATAGGCTCCCTTTACTCAAGCGCGAGCGTTGAGGAATGTTGCCAAACCGCACAAGATTTAATTAATTCTTTTCTAGATTTTGATTCTGCACCTATTGTAGGCGTTTCTTTATCCTCAAATGTTGCAACAATAGCCATAGCGAACCCGGGATTATTTTCTTATAATCAAGTGGTAACGATAAGCGGAGCGGGTTCAACATATAACGGTTCTCGCACTATCACCGGTACTATCCCTTGGACTACCGGAAGTGCGGTTACTATTTCAAATTATTTTAATTTTCCATTCACCAATTTTCCACGCGGTTATTCTTTTATACAATGCGCTATAACCGCAAACGATGATTACTGGCACTTAATTAAACCTTACGGCTTAATGCTAGGCGTGGATACCAAAACGGCCGGTTACGCGGCCGTCGCTAGCATTAGAAGTGCGAGTTTAATTTTAGCTACAAACATTTGGCAATCTAGATCAAGTACACAAAATGGCGGCATGAGTGTAGACGGTTACAGCGCCTCAAATTTCAGAATGTCAAACACACTCATGGCATCAATCCGGGGATTATTAGCCCCGTATTTAAATAGTGGAACTATGGTTGGTTAGAAATGGCCACGGCATTAACGACATTAAGAACTTCTATCGCAACTATATTAGCTAACCCGGGAGTTTGGTCTACTTTTAGTTATCCACCATCAATTTTATTAGCAAACTCGGTAGTGGTTTCTACTAGCGACCCCTATTTAGTGCCGTCTAATAATTCAAATAATAGTTTATTATGTATGGCCAATTTAAAAATTATTATGACCGTGCCGTTTTTAGATAATGCCGGTAATCTTGCGGGCATTGAGGATACAATAGTGGCCGTGTTTAATAAATTGGCTAATTCTACTTTAGTATTTAATATAAATGGTGCCTCGGCTCCAAGCATATTAGATGCACCTTCCGGAGCCATTTTGGTATCGGATTTTTCTATAAGCACCCTAACGAGCTGGAGTTAAAATGAGTGAACTATCCGAAAAAGATAAAGCCGCATTAGAAGCGGAAGGTTTATCTACTAAACAAGGCACTACACCAACAACACCAACACCAACACCAACTAAGAAAGATGAGGCATAAAGAATGGCAATATTGTTACTCAATAAGGTTGGTGTCAAGTTCACCGCCGCACCTACCGATATTTCTAGTAATTGTTCATCGGCCGTTTTAAATCAAGTATTTGAAGAAATCGAAACTACTCGATTTGGAGCAACTTCAAGGCAATATAGTAAGGGCTTAGAAATAGGCTCGCTTACTGTAAATTTTATTAATGACTGGGCGGCTAGTAATGTTTGTGCCGC